TGCTGGGTCTGGTCCTGTTGAAGGACCGGGTTCAGGAGTCTCTGACAGTATACCCGCAAGGTTATCTGATGGAGAATTTGTCTTTACTGCAAAAGCTGTAGAAGAAATCGGAAGTGACAAATTAATGTCAATGATGAAAGATGCTGAAGCTAGAGCAGATGAAAGACAAGGTTTAGCGGTTGGCGGTGAACCTGAAGAAGAAGAAAATGTAGTTGTAGAATCTACTGATGAACCTGCTACGCAGAAAATTATTGTAGAAAAACAAACAACTGACAGTTCTTCTCGTCCTATAATGGATACAGGAGAAAAAGAAATAAGTATTGCATTACGAAGAGATATGCAAGACCCTTCTAAAAAATACGTTAGAAGCTAAACAAACTTAACGGTAGGGCTACCTTATGTCATAAGCACCCTATCATTTTATAAACCGAAAGGCTACCTTTACAAGACAAGCCCTGCAGTGCACAAGCAGCTACCTTGTTAAACGAAGCCCCCGTAGGAGAAGAATATGACTACTGAAGTACAAGAGGAAAATGCCAATCCTTACAATATGAAAAAATCATGGCACACAAATGTTGAAGAAAACTTTGATACTGCTGACGGACTCTTTTTTGAGAAGCCAAAAGCTAAGAAGAAAGAAGCAACAACTAGTGAACCTGTAGAACAGGTAGCTGAAGAGGAGACTCCAAAAGACGAACCTTATAAGCGACCAGACTACAAGAAACGTTACGATGACTTGAAAAAGCATTATGACTCTAAACTAAACGAATTTAAGTCTAGAGAACAAGAGTTATTAGAAAAGGCTGCTGAAAACAGACCTAACTATGTAGCTCCTAAATCTCCAGAGGAACTTGAAAAGTTTAGAGAAGAGTATCCTGATGTATACGAAGTTGTAGAAACTGTTTCTCACTTACAGGCTGAAGAGAAATCTAAAGACTTAAAAGAGAAACTTGAAAGACTACAGCAACGTGAACAAGAATTAGTTCGTAAAGATGCTGAAAAGCGATTGATGGATAAGCATCCTGATTTTGAAGATATTCGCAATAGTGATGATTTTCATGGTTGGGCAAAAGAGCAGCCTAAGTCTATCCAAGATTGGGTATACAACAATGCTGACGATGCTGATCTAGCTTCAAGAGCTTTAGATTTATTTAAGAAAGATATTGGTATGGATGTTGAACCGAAGAAGTCAAATTCTAAAAAGTCCAAGAAGTCTGCTGCTGATATGGTCTCGACTAAAACAACAACAGTTGAACCAGTGCAACAGAAAGTTTGGACAGAGAAGGAGATTGCAAAAATGTCTATGGATGAATTTGATCGGTATGAAGCCGAGATAAGTGAAGCCATGCAACAAGGCAGGATTGCAAAATCATAACTATTAATTTACAAACTTAGGAGAATATCAAATGGCTCAATTTTTTGAACCCTCAACTGATACCGATGCTAACTTTGCAAACTCTGTAAGTGGACAGAATAATAGTTTCTTCTTACCTTCGATTTATTCTAAAAAGGTTTTAAACTTTTTCAGAAAGTCCTCGGTTGTAGAAGCTATTACAAACACCGATTATACTGGTGAAATTTCTGCTTTTGGAGACTCTGTAAAGATTATCAAAGAACCTGTTATCTCTGTGTCAGATTACACAAGAGGTAGCGATACTACTGCAACTAAACTAACAGACCAAGAACTTACTTTGGTTGTTGACAGTGCTAAAGCTTTCAAATTCATCGTAGATGATATTGAGACTAAAATGTCACACGTCAACTTCAAAGAAGTAGCTTCAAGCTCTGCTGCATATGCATTGAAAGATTCATATGATGCTGCTGTTCTTGCTGTCATGTTTGCTGGTTTGTCTGCTTCTTCACCCAACCACGTGTTAGGTGCTGACAGTGCGACAGACTTAGGTGCTGGAGTATATGATGGTTCTGGTGCTGCTGACTTAGGTCAGTCTGGCGAAACAGACCCACTAGACCTTATGGCTAGAATGGCAAGACTATTAGACGAACAGAACGTACCTGAAGAAGGTCGTTGGTTTGTTGCAAGTCCTGACTTCTACGAAGTTTTAGGACAATCATCTTCTAAATTGCTATCTGTAGACTTCAACGCAGGTCAAGGTTCAATTAGAAATGGTTTAGTATCAAGTGGAAAACTACGTGGATTTGACATGTACAAATCAAACAATATTGCTGCAACATCTAATGCTGCTGGTAAATGTTTGGCTGGACATATCTCATCTACAGCTACTGCTCAAACTATCATCTCAACTGAAGTCTTAAGAGACCCAAGTTCTTTCGGTGATATCGTTAGAGGATTGCATGTCTATGGTGCGAAAGTACTAAGAGACGAAGCAATTGTAGGTGCTTTCTACGGTATTGACTAATACCAAACTCGGGGGAGTCTTCGGACTCCTCCACTTTTATAGGAAATAAAATGGAAGAACAAAAAGGAAATCAAAGACAACCAAGTGGAAACATTTCTAACTATAACTCTATTGAAGAAAAAGTTCAGAAGTGTAGAGAAATGGCAGGATACAATGAAAGTTTAAAGCCTAGCTATTACCGTGAACTTAATAAAGAAGATAGGAGATAATTATGTACGGACCTAAAAAGAAAAAAATGGGAACAGGTGGGAAAGCTAAACGTCAAGGAATGATGGACGGTAAAATGCCTAAAAGAAAACCAGCTAATATGGGTAGAACGATGTACAGAGATGGTGGTATGACACCAGCAAAACCTAATTAATCATGGCTAAAGGCGTACCACATTTTAAAAGAGATGGAACTAAATGGACAGGCAATACTCATAAAATGCCTAATGGACAATTACATACAGGACTAACTCATGGTAAAACAAGTGAAAGACTTTTTCACTTTAAAGATTTAAGCAAAAAAGCAAAACTAAAAGCTAAAGGCAGAAAATAATGGCAACAACATATCTTGATTTAACTAATGAAGTACTAAGAGAACTCAATGAAATACCATTGACTTCTGCAAACTTTTCAAGTGCTGTAGGACTTCAACAGTTTGTCAAGGATGCTATTAATAAATCTATATTTGATATAGCAAATGAAGAACCACAGTTACCATTTTTTGCAGTAGGTGAAAGTGGTGCAACTGATCCCTTCTATGGAAACGTAACAGTAGCTACAGTAGCTGGTACTAGGTGGTACGAACTAAAAGCTAGTAGCTCAAGCGTTCAAGATGATTTTGGTTCTATAGACTGGGATGATTTTTATTTAACTACAATTAATGTTAGTGGTGAATCAGCTCCCTTTATATCAAAAGGGTTAATGTTTTTAAACTTAGCAGACTGGAAAAGATATTATAGAGATAGTGAAAATGCAGATGATGCAGGGTCACAATCTTTTGGAGAACCTAAATTTGTAATTAAATCTCCTGATTCTAGAAAGTTTGGATTGAGTCCAATCCCTGATAAAGTTTACAATGTACATTTTTATGCTTTTGATAAGCCAACAAAACTTACAGCACATGGAGATACAGTTGTATTTCCAGAACAATATACGAATGTCATAACAGCTAAAACAAGATATTATGTTTGGCAGTTTAAAGAATCTCCACAACAAGCAGCTTTTGCTATGGATGATTATAAAAAGTCATTGAGAAGTATGAAATCTAATTTGATTAATCCTACTCCTCGTACTATGACAGACGATAGAAGATATTTTTAATATATGGCAGCATCACAACCTTATACAGTAGCCTGTTCTGGTGGCTTAGTTAAATCTTCTAATGCGATTGATTTACTTAAAAGTCCCGGAGTTGCTCAAGAACTGCGAAACTTTGAAGTCTCTATCGAAGGTGGATATAGACGTATAAATGGTTTTAGTCAGTTTGGTAGTGCTAAAGTTACAGGTAGCACAACAAATGTATTAGGAGTTATACCTTATGCTGATGGTGTTATAGCCTGTGCAGGAACAGGAATATTTTTTAGTCAAGATGGAAACAATTGGTTAAATGTAAGTAGAAGTTCTGTAGCAAGTAGTGGTGATGACCACACAGCCTTTACAGGCAGAAGTACATTAACACGTACATCACAAGGGCAAGTTAGCTTTTCTTTATTTGAAGGAGCAGACTTTGATTATGGATTGCTTGTAATTTGTGATGGAGCTAACAAGCCTTACTTTTTTAGAATGGAAGGTACAGGTGCTAACATTAATACAAGAACATTCTTTGGTGGTGAAGTTACTGTAACAGGAACTAAGTTTGCAACACATGGTGAGATACACGATAAACATTTAGTTGTTGCAGGTGTAGAAGATAATCTTAGCACAGTATTTTATAGTAAACTTTTAGACCCCACCGACTTTAGTGGTACTGGTTCAGGTTCTATAACCTTATCAGACCAGATAGTAGGATTAAAAAGCTTCCGTAATGAACTGTTTATATTTTGTGAAAATAGTATATTTAAGTTACAAGATATAAATGGCACACCGGTAGTTATACCTGTAGCCAAAAACATTGGATGTTTAAGTGGTTATAGTATTCAAGAGATAGGCGGTGACCTACTCTTTTTAGCACCAGATGGACTGAGAACAGTCGCTGGTACTGCAAGGATTGGAGACGTTGAGTTGGGTACAGTTAGTAAAGCTATCCAACCTTTACTTACAGACCTTGCCAACAACATTAATAGTTTTATTATTAGTAGTGTTGTTATACGTGAGAAATCACAATATAGATTATTTTATACAGATACTTCAGTGTCTGGAAATCAACAAAGAGGTATTATAGGAACATTAAGACCCAACGGATTTGAGTGGGGAGAAACAAGAGGAATAGAAGTTACTGAGATTGGCTCGGGGTTTAATCAAAATGGTGTTGAAAAGTATTTTCATGGTTCTACTACAGGTTACGTGTATAATCACGATACAGGTAATAACTTTGATGGCTCTTCCATTTTAGCAAGATATGCTACACCAAACTATGATTATGGTGATTTAGGTACTTTAAAAACTTTACACTTTGTAAAAGTATCTGCAAGTGCTGAAGGTGTTGTAGAACCAGATGTTCAAGTTAGATTTGATTATGGTAATACAGATACACCTCAACCACCTAACCCTTTTAATTTAGGAGTTATTAATCCACCAGCTATCTTTGGAGATGGTATATTTGCTACAACAGTATTTGGTGGCGGTAATAATCCTTTAATTAGAGTGCCACTACAGGGCAGTGGACACAGTAATAATTTTACATTTATAAGTGATGATACAAAACCACCTTATACAATTAATGGTCTTTACGTAGACTTTATACCTTCAGGCAGGAGATAAACAAACATGGCAAGTTACACTAGACAGAGTTCGTTTGCAGACGGTGATACAATCACTGCAGCGTTATTCAATAATGAATTTAACCAACTCGTAAACGCTTTTCATAATTCAACAGGACACAAACACGATGGCACTACAGCCGAAGGTCCAGTTATAGGATTAATTGGAGATGCAGGAGAAACTTCTCCAAACAATAAAGTATTAATTGATACTACAAATAATCATATTGAATTTTATGTAGAAGTCTCTAGTAGTCCTGTACAACAAATAAGAATACAAGACGGAGCAGTTATTCCTATAACAGACAGTGATGTTGATTTAGGTACAAGCTCATTATATTTTAAAGATGCGTATATAGATTCTATTACTACAACTGGGAACGTAGCAGTTGGAGGTAATCTTACAGTAACTGGTACTACAACTTTTAACGGTGGTACAATCACTATGGGTGATGCAGCTACTGATAACGTAGTATTTGGTGCTGATGTTGATTCTAACATTATTCCTGATGATGATAATACTTATGATTTAGGTAGTTCTTCACAACAATGGAAAGATATTTATATTGATGGTGTAGCTTACTTAGATGCAATAGACTTTAATGGAACAACAATTACATCAACTGCAGCAGAACTAAATATATTAGACGGAGTAACATCTACTGCTGCTGAATTAAATATTCTTGATGGTGTTACAAGCACAGCTACAGAATTAAATTTACTTGATGGTGTTACAGCCACTACAACAGAACTTAACTATGTAGATGTTTCAACAGCAGGAACTGTAGAAGCTTCTAAAGCTATTGTTACAGATTCAAACAAAGATATAACTGGTGGTAGAAACATAACTATTAGTGGTGAGTTAGATGCAGCTACACTTGATATTTCAGGAGATGTAGACATTGATGGTACTTTAGAAGCTGATGCAATTACAGTGAACGGTACAACACTAGCAGAAACAATTAGTGATACTGTAGGAGCTATGGTTAGCTCTAACACAGAAACAAACATTACAGTAACTTATGATGATTCAGATAATACATTAGACTTTGTTTTACCAGCATCATTAGAAATTACTACTTCTATTGGAGTCGGAGGTGGCTCTACAAATGGTGTAGTTATTCAACAAGGCGGTATTAAAATTAAAAATGGTGGTACTCAGTCTTATGTAGATTTTTATTGTGAATCAAATAATGCTCACTATTTAAGACTACAAGCACCTGCACATGCTAGTTTTAGTGGTAATCCAACTGTAACTTTACCTTCTACTGCAGGTACTATAGCTTTAACAACTGGTAATGTGGCAACAGCTACAGCATTAGCAACAGCACGTACAATTCATGGAGTATCATTTGACGGTACAGCTAATATAGATTTAACTGAAGTTGTTCAAGATACCGTTACATATGAAGATAGTGATGGTACAATTGATTTAACAGTTGGTACACTTAATCAAAGTACTACAGGTAACGCAGCTACTGCTACAGCTTTAGAAACTGCAAGAACTATACATGGTGTGTCTTTTGATGGTACAGCAAATATAGACCTTTCAGAAGTTGTACAAGACACTGTTGGTGCTATGTTTTCAAGTAATACTGAAACAGGTATTGCAGCAACATACGAAGATGGTGATGGTACAATAGATTTAGTTATAGGTTCTGATGTCATTGTAAATTCTATGATAGCAGACGATGCTATTGATTCAGCTCAAATAGCTGATGGTGCAATTGACACAGTTCATATTGCTGACGACCAAGTTACAGGTGACAAGTTAGCTAATGATATTACAATTGCAAATAACTTAAGTGTAGCCGGAAACCTAACTGTTACTGGTACAACTACACAAACAGGTTCAGTTGTTAGTGATTCTAATTTTACAGGTTTAACAGATGAGAATACAGGAAACACTACAGACTTTGGTTTTTATGGTAAGTATGTAGAATCTAGTACTACTAAGTATGCTGGATTATATTATGATGCTTCTACAGATAATACATTTAGATTATTCTGTGATACTCAAACTGTACCTTCAACAACTGTAAATACTAGTGCTACAGGATATGCTGCTGGTAATTTAATTGTTAATAATTTAACAGGTACAATAGCTACAGCAGCTCAAACAAATATTACAAGTGTTGGAACTTTATCAAGTTTAACAATTTCTGGAGACCTTGCTGTAGATACATCAACTCTAAAAGTTGATAGCTCAAACAATCGTGTAGGTATTGGTAATGCATCTCCGGATGTTTCATTAGACTTAGGTTCTAATACAGACTCAATACATATACCAGTAGGTACAACAGCACAAAGACCGGGAAGTCCGGCAGCAGGTTATTTTAGATATAACTCAACTACAGGAGAGTTTGAAGGTTATACAGATGCTTGGGGTAGCATTGGAGGAGGAAGTGGTTCTTTTTCTACTAACATCTTTACAGGTGATGATAGTACTACAGCCTTTACATTGTCTTCAGCTCCATCAAGTGAAAATAACTTAATGGTCTTTATTGATGGTGTATTCCAAGCACATAACAGTTATAGTGTTTCAGGAACTACTTTAACATTATCTGAAGCTCCTTTAAATGGTAGAGTTATTACAGCTTATAATGCTGAAGAAGTCGCAATAGGAACTCCAAGTGATAACTCAGTTTCAACTGCTAAAATAGCTGCTGATGCAGTAACTGGTGCTAAAATAGCCGATGATGCAATTGATAGTGAACATTATACTGATGGTAGTATTGATACTGCACACATTGGAGACGATCAAGTTACAGGTGCTAAAATTGAAAACGCTGTAACTTTTGCAACGTCAGCAACAGCTCCGGCTGTTACAGCAACTGCTGCAGCTAATGTAACTCAACAAGCTTTAACATCTAGTTCAAATGCTGTAGCTTGGGATGCTGCTGCAAAATCAAATGCTTTTCATCTTACAACAGAAAACACTACAATTTCAGCACCAACTAATAATACTGAAGGTGCTATTATTTCCATAGAAATAGCTCAAGGAGGAACTCCAAGAACTGTTGCATGGAATACAGCTTTTGAATTTGCTGCAAGTACAGCACCAACAATTACAGCAACAGCTAACAAAACAGATATCTTCTCATTCAGATACAATGGCTCTGTATGGCAAGAAGTAGGAAGAGTACAGAACTTAGCACAAACTTAATACTATATGGCTTTTTTACAACGCACAATGAATCGTGGCAGTGTCTCGACTGGGTATGATATTGATAACTCTGTAAAATTTGAAGATGCTAATGACGAGTATTTTACAAGAACCAATGCTTCAGGCACTAACGATAAAACTTTTACAGTAAGTTTTTGGTGTAAAAGAAGTAAGCTTGGAGGTACACAAGAGCTTTGGGATGGTGGAGTTCATTCAGAAGCTGTAAGAATTGGTTTTGGTTTGTCATCAGATGAACTGTGGTTAGATATAGGTAAAACTGCTCAATATAGAAGCACAACGACACAACAGTTTAGAGATACATCAGCTTGGTATCATATTGTTTGGAAAGTAGATACAACTCAAAGCACAGAAGCAGATAGATTTAGAGTTTATGTAAATGGAGCAGAAATCACAGATTGGGCATCTAGGCAATATCCACCACAAAATTTTGAAACTGCAGTCTATTCTGGCACATTAGCAAGGATAGGTTCTTATGATTCAACTTATCATGGCTTTAGTGGTTATATGGCAGAATTTAATTATTTAGATGGTTTAGCAGTAGCACCCACAGAGTTTGGAGAATATGATGATGATAGTGGTATATGGATTCCCAAAGAATACACAGGTAGTTACCCCGGTCAAAGTGCATACTTAGATTTTAAAACTGCATCAGATTTAGGAGCAAATGCAAAAGGCGATGATACTAATTGGACTAAAGTAAATTTAACAGCAGCCGATCAATCAACTGACACACCTACTAATAATTTTTGTACGCTTAATGCACTTTTTACAGGATTTAATAGCAGCGTACAATTACCTACAAATGGTGCAACTCAATATGGATTAAGTGGGGGCAACCAAGACCTTTCATATGCAGGAACTATGGGAGTAACAAAAGGTAAATGGTATTTTGAAAATTATATCAATGAAGTAGTAGCAACATATGGTGCAAGAATTTATGTAGGTTTTCACACATTTCAACAAGATTATGATAATGTTCAAGTAGGAGCAAGTACTAACGGAAATGCACTTGCTGTATGGCAAATGGATGCTGGTAATTATGTTGCATGGAATGGTGGAAGCAGGTCAATTACGGGTAGTTTAGGAACTGTTGACTCTAGTGGAGCAGGTAAGTTTGTTGGGATTGCTTTAAATTTAGATGATAACCAAATAAGTTTTTATTATGATGGTAGTGCAGTTACCAATGGAACAAATTTATCTTTGTATAACATGGGAAGTCAGACTGATGATGGTATTTTTGCAATACCTGTTGTTCAAACTAAAGGCAGTATCCAAACAGTAAATTTTGGGGGTTATACAGGTGCAACAATATCTTCAGCACAATCAGATGCCAATGGTTACGGAACTTTTGAACACGCACCACCTTCTGGGTACTACGCATTATGTGGTAAAAACTTAGCAGAATATGGAGGTACAGCCTAATGGGTAAGTACACAGCAATAGACGATCCATCAGCACATTTTCAAGTTAAAAAATGGACTGGTAATGGTGGAACAAATGCTATCACTCTTGATGGTAACTCAGATATGCAACCAGATTTTATGTGGCATAAAGAACAAAATGATACAAATGGTTGGCATCAATTTGATAGTAGTAGAGGCGTAACGAAATATTTAGCATCTAACTCAAATGCTGCTGAAGGCACTTTTGCAAATTATTTAAGTTCTTTTGATTCTAACGGTTTTACAGCAGGTTCAGGTGATAGTTCCATGAACTCTAGTAGCACTGCTCAATGTTCTTGGTTATGGAAAGCCAATGGTGGCACGACAGCTTCCAACAGCAATGGCTCAATAACCTCTA